TTCTATGTCTTTAGTACCATTCTTTGAATCAAATAGTATTACTATTTCATCCTCTGATCGTTTATTTTTTACTAAAAAATTTACTAGCCTTTGAATTTCTACAAATTCATTACAGACTGTTATTGCATAACTTATTTTCATATCTTAATTAGGTAATACCCCAATATACGAAAGAGCATCCATAAAATCACGTTCTTCAAATTGTTTTATTGTAGTCATGTCCATTCTATGTTTATAATACTTATCTTTTTTTCCTGGTATAGGGTATTTATGTTTTTCTTCTTTTGTTACTTTTACAGCTTTAACTGCTGCCCATTTCCAATTTTTAGTTGTAGATCCATTTGCAAATACCATTCCTTGTTTTGGTAAATTTACTGTTGAAGGAAACCACATTTGGCCCGTTTTATCTTCATGTTTAAGATCTTTATATAGTTCAGGGAGAAGATCCATTTGATCATCCATTATTTCCTCTCCCTCCCTCATTAAAGAATTAGATTGAAAACCACAACCATAACAAAAATAATTGTTTATATCTTGATTTACTTCAGTTACATAACATGCATCTGATCCACATCTAGGACATATGTCTAATTTATCTGAATCCATTATACTTTAGTTAATTTTGGTTTATTTGGTAATTTAATTTTTGGAATGTTAATTTTAGGCATTTTTAATTGTACGGGTTTTGGTGCAGGTATTACATTGTTTTCTAAAATAACTTGAAATTTTTCCTTCATTTTAGTATATGTAAAATTTTCTTTAGTAAAATTACCCTGCTGTTTAGCTTTATGGGTATAATTTTTATAATTTTTATATACATCTTTTAACATATTTCCTAAAGCCATAGTATCAACATCAAACCATTTAGCTCCATCTATAAACCAATCATTTTTAACACTTGGGTGAATGTCATTTAAAACCCCAGGAAGTAATATACTCATATCAGGTTTTAAAAAGTCAATATGACCTGACCAGCCTGAAGCTATTATTGGTTTTTTAGTTTGGGTAAATTCAAGCAATGGTCTGCCAAACCCTTCTCCTTTTGTAATATTAACCATAGACTTTACTTTAGGATGGTTGTATAATTCATTTACTTCGCTATTAGTAAGGTCACCATGTATTAAATAGATTTTAGGTAGTTTACCTTTTACCGTGTTTTTTATTTTATCTATTTTTTTAAGTAAAGAATCTCTTTCCATGTAAGATACACTACCTTGGGATGTTTTTAATATTAATGCTGGTTGTTTTTGTTTATTTTTAAATGTTTCTAAAAATGATTTTACTAATAAACCTACATTTTTTCTATCATGTCCTAATTCTCCCTGCATCCAATGTCCTACAAATAAAAAACAAAAGGATTCTTTAATTTCAGGTAAATCTAATACCTCGTTTGTTTTTTTATAGGTATTTTCGTCAAATCCTTCAAATAAAACATCTGTTTTGGTATTTAATACTACTTTTTCTATTAACTGTTGTTGTTGGTTTCTTTTTTCAAATGTACTTTCTTTTAATACTTTAATAGTATGTTCAGAAGAACCTAATATTATATTCATCCTATTACACCCTTCAATCCATTCAGCTCTACATAAAGTAGTTTCTATACCTGCAGTCATTCCTATGTTATAATGTCCATTGGGAGTAAATTCATTTGGAATTGTTATTTGCATCCAAATATCTGGTTTTTGTATTGGTTGGTTTGGTTGAGGTGTGAATAAATGTTTATTTAAAAAATTCCATTCTTCATGATCTTCTATAAAACCCCAGGGTGTAGCTCCCCATCTTTGTGGTAATATTTTTACATCATATTTATCCATTTCAATAATGGCTTTTACTACGTCTCTTGATCTTGCTCCATAACCCGAATAGGTATCTATTGGGCAACTTATTATAAATGTTGGTTTCATATTAATATACTAGATTATGTGTTTGTATTTTTCTAATGTCTTCGTCTGTATCTATTACTTCAAATGCTTCTCTTGGTTCCCAGGTATTAAACAATTCATCTAAAGCTTCAATTACTCTTTTTCCTTGTTGTTCTGCTGTAAACCCTGCTTCTTCACTTAAGCACCATTCTCTAGCTTTAGCACCTAATTCTTTCCTTTTTTCAGGTCCTAAATCATATACTTCTCTTATCCTGTCAGTTGCATCTTCAGGTTTGCACCTATCATCCCAAATGTATGGGGTTTGTGGAGAACCTTGAATTGATCTAGAAGTAGGGTAAACTGGAAATGCCCATTTGCCATATTTTTGATATTTTCCAGTATTATTAGAAGGTACTTTAGGAGATGGTGTAAACCATTTTCCATCTTCATCTTCAAATCTCATTTGATCTTGCATTCCACCTGTTGTATTGGCTATAATAGGATTACCTGCTAACATTGCTTCTGTTAATGTTAACCCCCACCCCTCATTTGATGTTAAAAGAATTTGACAATCTGTCATGTTATATAACATATTTAATTCTTCAGTTGACCATTTTTTAGTATCAAAAACTACAGCATTAGGATATTTATTCCCAAATAATAATTCACTTACTACAGGTAAATCAGTTCCAGCTTCATGTGATAATTCTGTATGGAGTAAAATTCTACACTTATCAGCTTCTTCTTTAGGTAACCCATCTAAAAACATTTTAAAGGCCCATAAAGTATCTGGAATTTGTTTTCTTCTAATATTTCTAGAATTAAAAAATAAACAAAAATTAACTTCATCTTTACCAAAAATTTCAAGTTTCATTTTTTCCATAGCATCTATCTCTTCAGTAGTTTCTAAAGGACGATAGATTTTATGATTTAAACCATGAGGTACATATTTTGTAATTTTATTTTTAGCTTTACTACCTAAAACAATATTATTAATGTTTACAGTTTGTTTAGAAATACCCATTAATAAATCACAAGCTTCATAAAAAGCTTTATTATATAAAGGTGCGGGATAATCATCCCATATATTTAGATAAGAAATAGGGATGTTTTTTCTAATTTCAGCTTCACTATTAAATAACCACTCAAAATATCTTGGATCCGTAATTAACATAATAGCATCTGGAGATTCTCTTTTAATTAATTCCCTAACAAATTCTATGTTACCATAACCATCAGTTGGGTATAACTTTACGTTTGAATCTTCTAGTTGGGTTTGATTATTTATTTCTACTGATAAATCTAATAATTTACCTTTATCTGGATGTTGAATAGCTCCAGCTATTTGAACCCAATTAAAATGTTGAGCCGTGTGTATTACTATTTCTTTAGCTACTGTAGCTATTCCAGAATGTACTCTCATATCATCGCATATTAAGAGTATCTTTTTTCTATCCTCTTTGGGGATATATTTAAAATCTTTATTCATATATTTGTTTTTTTATAACTCTAAATTGTTGTGATTGTTAATCGTCTTTCTAAATTCATCATCGGTAAGATACAAATGAATAGCGCGGTCGGCAAGTTTCTGGAAGGAAAATTTACGTTTTACGCACTCTATTTTAAAATCTTGAAATAAATCACTTTGAATTTTAACACTGGTTAGTGTCTTTTCTTTTTTATTACTCATAATCTTTAATTTAATATAACTTTTTGATATCTATACATACGTATTCTTTTAAAAAGATGCACCTAACCCGCATAACTGTTTATCTTCTTTGTAGGGGCAAAATGTGCAATTCCATTTTGATGGGTTAGGGTGCATCTCCTTTGTGGTGTGTTTATTTTCTATAAAGCATTCGCTCATAAATTCTTCTATTGCTTTAGTTGCCCTACTAGTTTTTATTTTACCTGAAGGTGGGGAATACATTTGAAATCTTTTCTGTGGGAAATCTCCTTCTTCATATACCTTCCTTCTTGTAATAAAAAACTCAATATCAATATTTTCTATTGGGACTCCAAATTGCTCTGCAAAATATTTTTTATATAATATAAGCTGGAATTGTTTGTCTTCATCATCCTTAACATATTTTAATTTCCAACCATTAGTAGATGTTTTAATATCTATTATTTTAAATTTATCTAGTTTTTCATTATACATTACAATGTCTAGATAACCCATAAATAAAACATTAGGGTTATATTTTATAGGAGGCATTAATATGGGTGTTTCTATCCCTACTAAATGCCAACCTCGTTTAGAAAAATATTTACCCCTGTGTTTTTTTAAATAATTTAATATTTCTACTCCATCTTGATAAAATTCACTTAATTCACCTGCACTGGAGAAATGTTGGTTTTTATTCTTTTTATATTCATCTTGATAATGGGCCCTAAGTTGGTCTTTAAGCATTTCATTAATATCTTCTCTATCTGCTGCTGCTGCACTTGTTTCATACATTGTTTGAATGTAATGTTGAAATGCTTCATGTAATGCTTTCCCAAATACTGTATGGATACTAGGTGAATATTTCTTTTGACCATCTCTATATTGTAATGCCCATTGTTTAGGACATTTCTTCCACATTGTATATTGTGAATATGAAATATTCTTTTGATAAGAATAATCTAGTTCCCTTTTAGGGGTTAACTGTATTTCTTTTACTATTAAAGGAGTTTTAGCCATTTTTAATAATTAATAAGACATTTAGTATTATGGTTTTTTAATATTCCAATATCCATTAAACATAAAGTATTAATTACGTTATAACCACTTTTTATACATAAATCAGTAGAAGCTTTTAAAGTTCCCCCTGTTGCTAGTACATCATCAACAATAATAACATTTCCCTTACCTTTTTTCATTTCAATATTATCAGAACCGTATTCTAAATTATATGAAATTGAAATTAAATTAGCATTTGGTAATTTTCCTTTTTTTCTGATGAGTTTAATTCCACCCCCTAATAAAATAGAAAGAGCAGATGCAAATATAAATCCCCTAGACTCAATCCCTACCCAATAATCCGGAGGTGTTTTAATTAATTCTCCCATATCCTCAATAGCTGACTGGAAGATTTTATTATTTTCTAAAATGGGTTGTATATCTTTGTATATAATTCCTTTTTTAGGAAAATTATCAATAGAATCAATATAATTTTTATAGTTCATTGATTTTATTTTTTCCATTTATTACGTCCTACTAACATACCAATTATACCATAATTAGCTATATCTATAAACGTATCTTCCATTCCTTCACCTTCAACAAAATTTTTACCATTAATTAAAAGATTTCTTAATCGGCTTATTTTGTCAGTTAGTCTTATTGCTAAACCTGTTAATGAAAACTTTTTATCATTTTTATTAGTTAAATCTCCCCCTAATGAAATATTAGATAATCCATAATCCATATGCTTAGCTGCAAACATTTTGTACATTTCATTTTGGATTTTTTTAAATTCTTGAGATAATTCAGGGTATTCTTTTTCAAATACTTTTATAGTATTATTTTCTTTAGTTTTAAATCTATTTTTAAGATTTTCAATATCTTGTTGTTGTATTTTATCTAGTAGTCCCATAATTAAAAAGGTAGAGGTTGATCACCCCAATATTTATTTAATGTTTCTAATTTATCATCAGCTTCAATTAATAATTCTAATGCTTCAACTGCATCCTTCATAAAATCGTTTACAGTATGGTCACCTATTCCTACTGCTTGGTTTTCTAGTAAATCCAATGCCATTAAGGCTTTTGCTTTATCTGCATTTGCTTGTGCAGTCAATGCTTGTATAACTTTACTTTTTTTCATTTTTAACTATATTTTGGTATGCTTTTTCATAAATTTCTTTTCTTTTTAAAGAAGGGTAAGCTAGTTTTATTCTACTAATTTCATCAAACATTTCATGCCTTTTTCCTATCCTTTCGGCATCATATAAAAATTCTTCTAGATTACCCATTTTTATTTATTTCTTAGATTTTCTTTCTTTTCTTGAAGGTTTTTCCTTCTTAGTTTTAGTAGATTCCTCTACTATAACTTCTTTTTCAGCGTTCATAGTATTGATTACTGATTGTGAAGCAGCTCTGTTGTTAACAGTTTTTTCTTCTTTAGATGTATTTACATTAGAAGAAGCAGCTCTATTATTAATAACTTTTTCTGGTCTAGATGTATTTACATTAGTTGAAGTAGTTCTAGTTTTTGAAGTTTGGTATTTTACCTCTGCAACTGGAGTTACTTTTACTATCGGTGTTGGTTTTGTTTCTTTATTAAATACTGAAGGTTTGATAGGGTTAACTACAACTTTAGTATCTTTGATAGGTTTGGTGTTTTTGTGTCCTTTTTCTTGTGCAGAAAATGAAACAGCTACTAAAAACAGTATACCTGTGATTATTGATTTTTTCATATTATTTATTTTTAAGGAGTTTTTTTATTTCTTTTTCGTCTTTACCCATTTCTCCTAGTATAATAGGTATTTCTTCTTTAGTCATTACTGCAATATACGAAAGGGCATCTGCTGCTCCAACTTCATAGTATTTTGCTATATCTTCTACTAAATCTTTATTAACTGTTTCAGTTTTTGACTTTATATATTGTAGCCAGACTTTCTTTTTAGGTAACATTTCTTTATAAAAATTATATATTTGTTTTTTCATAGTAGGTAACATACTTTGTGCGTAATCTGCGATTTCAACGTAATATACGTGCATACTAACAAATCTATGCACCATATATGAATTAAATTTTTCCCAGTCGTTATCCGTAAATTCTGAAGATGGTGTCTTATACAATGTTATATGCTGTAGCCAATCAAAAATGTTTTTTATTTTATCTTTCTTTTGATCTTTCATATGCTTCTGTCATTGTAACCCCTTCTTTCTTAGATTG